GATACAGCGTTGGGTACTATGGGTAGACCGGCTGTCTCTACCACTTTTAGTGTTAATAGTGGTACTTATGTAGTAGGTAAACCAACCCAATTTGAAATAACACAGGCTGAATATATTAAACTTAAAAATGGAGAGCTTTTTGATTGGGGAAATGATCCAACAGGACGTAATGGTGATTACTCTTTTGATTCACTTGCAAGTCTTTCCGCTGCTGCCTTAATTGTTTTGAATAAAGGTCAAACTACTATTGATAATCTTTTCAATGGATACTATGTAGGTCTCAAAGACAATACCCTTCTTAACCCAGCCAGCGCATTTGATTCTATCCGTAATGTATTGACTGTTGCGAAAGCGCCAGGAGACACTGGATCATCTTCATATATCACTGTTCCGACATCACGTTTTGAATTCCAGCTTACAGCTACCCCAGAAGGTGGTTCTAACCCAGCTACTAACTCTATTTCGCAGGTTATGGAAGATCGTGTCGTTGGGTACAATATAGGTGGTCGTGAGTTTGATGACACTTTAAATATTGGTATATTTAAATTACGTCAGTCTGTCTTCTCTAAGGAAGCTAATAATCTCGACTATCTGTTTGAAGAAGGTTATAATGGTTCAATTGGAGCTTTTCGTCAGCGCAATTCTGAAAATGGTGGTGCACCTGTTAACTTCTCTCTCGAGACTGTTGAAGATGGATCCCGTAATATTGATATAGTTATTAATCCAAATGTATCTAATGCGCTCAAAGGAGCACAACTTAAAGATAACGGTGAACCAAAACATAAAGTTCGAGTTCTTGGCCAAGCATTTTCTGATGCCCTATCAGGCTCAGAGCTTTCCGCTACTGCTCTTACATGGGCTGGGTTGCCGGCAGACTTTATTACTGCTACTTTATCTGCAGCAGCTTATAGTAACATTCAATATGCTGATGCTCTTTTACCTTTAGGTAGTTATGGTGATGTTGATCTTGCATCAAAGTCGCTTGGAGATATTCCAGGTAAGCTTGATCGTGCTCTAGATCGTGTTCGTAACGACCGTAAGTTTGATATTAGTATAATTGCTGAAGCTGGTCTTGGTACAATTCATACTTACATGCAGACTGCAAATAACGGAGGTGTCCTTACTGGTGCCAACTTTGATGATACGAAAACTACTAATAGAATTGAAGCCTTACGAACATCTACTGATTTAGGTGGCTCTGGTACAGTTGCTCGAACAGCTTATATGAATGTGTTTAATAAGTTTGCTACATTTGCAGGACCAGTTAAGGATGGTGGACGTGGTGATATTTTATTCATTGCTGATCCAATTCGTCAATTGGTTGTTACTGGTAAGAATAGTAAAGTTCAGAAAGACGTTACCAGGAACTTCTATACAGATATTTATTGGGCAATTAGACATCAGTTTGAATTAGCTAATACATCTTATGCTACTGTATTTGCTAACTGGATGAGTGTTCCTGATAGCTATTCAGGCTTGAATGCTTGGGTTCCATCATCTGGATTTGCTGCTGCTAAGATGGCTTCTACTGATGCTGCTGTTGGACCATGGGGCGCACCTGCTGGATTCAATAGGGGTGTTATTACTGATGCTTCTGACATTGCCGTTACACCTAACCAACGTCAACGCGATGACCTTTATACAGCTAACCTCAACCCAATTGCTAACTTCGCTGATCAAGGTAATGTATTCTTTGGACAGAAGACATTGTTAAGAAAGCCAAGCGCATTTGATCGTATTAATGTTCGCCGTACATTCTTATATCTTGAGAAGATTACTAAGAAGACAATGCAGTTCTTCCTCTTTGAGAACAATACGTTGTTTACAAGAACGAGAGTTGTTAATACATTAACACCGTTCTTTGAGCGTACTAAAGCTGCTGATGGTCTTTACGACTTTATGATTGTTTGCGATGATCGTAACAATACAGCAGAAGTAATTGATCAGAATGAGCTTGTTGTTGACATCTATCTCAAGCCAGTACGTACTGCTGAGTTTATCTTAGTTAACTTCTACGCTACTCGTACAGACGCAAGCTTCGAAGAGCTTATTGGAAGTTAATAATACTTCAAATAACTTTAAAGAGGGGGTCGAAAGACCTCCTCTTTTTTTGTTAATTTGGTTTGCTAGTGCTACTACCACCAGAACACACACCACCGTGTGTGTGCTTAAGTAGAGATACACCACCAGGACCTCCAGCTGTAATATCACCATTAGCTATAATCTCGCCCTGAACTATAAGATCACCAGCTACATGTAAGTTGCCTGTAAAGACTGCTTGTGGTGTTATAAAGGTATGAGTATTGTCAGCTATATCGTTAATGTTAGGAGCATTACGAGCCGTTATAACTCCTGCTTCCATATAGATATCTGTATCACTAACTATAGTAACTCGACCAGCATCTCCAATTGTTGATCCGGTAATAGCAACTTCAGCTCCACCAATAGTAGTTCTACCTGTACCTGTGAAACTATTATCCCCACTAGATGTAAATCCTATTCCACCTGATCCAACTGATGCTCTTAATTTTGTACCAGCTGCAATTTGAATATCTCCAAATGGTACTGCACTTGACGTGTCTTTACTTTCATATACCGATACACTAGTTTTAGACTCTACTAACTCACCATTTTTATATTCATATTTTTCTGTAACAGATCTACCATTCTTAATAATAAGTCCAGAATCGAATGATGTAGGCTTTGAACCAGCTTGAAGAATTAAATGCTTAGTAGAGAGCATTTTAATACTACCACCTACACCCATCTCCTTTTCAATATTTGATAGAGGTGCAGCTTTTTCTTCCATTAACTGCTGTACGTTATCTTGAGCTTTATTTGTTGCAAAAGTACCTCCTTCTACAGCGCCGCTGCTAGCATCTGCTTTACCGTCTGTAGGATACTCTGTATCAGTATTGTTACCAGCACCGCCGTATAGTTTTTCTGGTCCTGCTTTAGCTGCAGCAATGTCTCGTGCTTCTTCAAGCCACGCATCACTTAATCCTTCTGTAAAAAATTTAGGAGAGCCTGCTATGATAGTATGATCCCCATATGTACGCTCTTCTTTATTGCTTTGCGTTTGACTAAAGCTGTCACCTATTGTAGTGCTAAACTTATTACCTTTAGTCAAATCCTGCATGTTGTTAGGAGCGAATATACTAACCGTCTTATTATTAAAATTTAAGTTAGCTCCTGAAGCGTGAGTAAGTTGTAATCTTTCTTGTGTAGTATTCTCATCAAACACAATACTACCAGATTTGTTGTTAAGGACAGTCTGGCCCCTTTCATTAATAAACTCTGTAGGGCTTTTTATTTCTTTATCTAACATCTTAGTTCTCGTTATATGTTATACCTCTTCTTTTAAGGCCTCTCTCCCTAACTTCTTTAGCCTTTTCAATCTTTTCCTTATCTGTTCGCTTGGTTTGTTTGGCAAGTAACCGCTGTGTGCTTTTTTCGGACTGGGCCTGACCTTTTAACTGTTGATCAGCATAATCCTCTCTTTCTACTTGCGATAGTCCTCCTGGTACCCTTACAGTCGCATTACCACGCTTTACATATGCATCTGGAAATTCATGTGCCTTGGTAATAGTTTGCTCACCACCTGTAAATGTTGTTGTGTTTGTTGTTGATCCGGTTGTTTTCGATGTAGTTACTGTACCATCAGATAGAGTTTTACGTGTGGTTACTGTACCATCATTTGTAGTAGTAGTTACTGTTTTATCAGGTTTAGTAATAGTTATCGTACCATCAGGATTGGTAGTAGTTACCGTACCATCTGACTCTGTAGTAGTTGCTATAGCTTCAGACGTACCACCTGTCGTCCCGACAACTTCCCCATTAACTGTTCCAAAGAGTTTATCAAATGCCTCAGTATCATCTGCAGATGTTGTAGGTGTAGCAGTCGATTCATTACCAGGTGTCGTGGGATCAGTATTCATTGACTCACTATTTAAATTACTATAGGCCATTGAATAGTTAGGATAGACTTCTTCATTAAATCCAACCCCATGTACTGATTCAACATCAGCTACACTTGGTATTACACCTAAAATAATTGGCATACTTCTCTCGTTATTAATAAATGAAACAACAACTGTAGCACCTACACTTGGTAGTGCCATCATACCCTTATATGCGTTTGATCTATTATCTGGGCTATAAGCGTTAGCTGTTACATTCACTCCCGCTGTACCTATAGAATTACCACCTAAGTACCCATCATGGGTATGAGAGTAAGCGTCAGCTGGTGGGCATGCATTTAAATCAGTAATATTACCAGTATCACTTACACTTAGAATATCAGTATTAGCATTATATTTTGCACCAGTACCACCACCCATAATAGGCATCATTACATGAGCATAAAACTCCTGACCTGTAGCATTTAATGCTTGGGTAGACATAGTATTTTCATTAGTTTTACCACGAGGCTGGTCGAAATCTTCTTCAATAGAAGGAGTTAATCCATGAATAAAAACCTTTACACGATTCTGTGGAACAGTGTCATCTTTACAGAGAAGATCACTATCATGAATTACTTTACCTATATATAAACTATCGAACATCTTAAAATAAATCTGCTTTTGATACTATCCGTGTCGCTCTATCAATCTCGTTGGCTGTTTTATTGATAGTATTGTTAATAGCACCTGCTGGTGATAGAATACTATCCGATATACTATTTGCAAACTCATCAATAGGTACTAGTCCTTTACTTACATCAACCGCAGCTTTAGCAGATACATTAGCTAGAGCTTGACTAGTAATACAGTTTAATAAACTCGCTGCAGCAAAATTACAGTTTTCTTTACTAGCTGTAAACTCTTTAATATCACTTACTTTACTGCTAAGACCTTCTGCAAAACTTTTTATACTCTCAATAGCTCCTGCAACTTCTGCTACTAAACCAGTAATAGTATTAAGAACACCAGCAATCGAACCTGTAATCTTGGCTATTGCATTATCTATTGTATCAGTAACAATACCACTAATGGCAGCTGTTGCATCTGACAGAATACTATTTGCTGATGCTAAAATATTACCCATTACTGCTTTACCTAAATCNGGTAAATTAGATAAAATAGACGGTAAACATAATGCACCTTTAGCTATGGCTGTCAATTGATCGGCCCGAGCATTCGCTGCATTAAGAAATCCTTTTACTGACGAAATTAATCGCATTATACATATATTTATGCATTAGATCTATAATAGTCCACCTGTATAAAATATTATACAATCAATCTTAGTTCTTTTTGTTAATTTTCGTGTTGGAAGACTAAATATTAATATGCCAGTTAATCAGACAATTCAAAATTTCTACCGCGCTGCAGCAGATCGTGATTTTTCTCGAGATTTTCTCTTTCGTGTTACACAAATGCAACTTCAAGGAGTTCCAGCTCTAACAGAAAATGATCTTGTATACGTTAAGACAGCAGCTCTACCTGGACGTAGTATTACAAATGTAGCAGTACCGTATATGGGCCTTGCATTAAACGTACCAGGGACAGTAACATACCCAGGTTCAGATGGATATGCTCTTAATTTTTATCTTGATGCAGATAGCGAACTTCGTAATTATTTTGAAGGTGCTTCACGCTCTTTGTTTGATGATTTGAACTCTACTGGTGAATATGGTACTCCTGATGATGATTTCTTTATTCAGCTTGCGCAGTTAGATAAAGAGCTAGAGCCTATTGCACAATACAAGCTAGTGGGAGCTTCTCTACGCAATATTGATAACATAGGATATAATATCTCCGACGGTACTGGTGCTACAGTTGAAGTTAATGCAACTATAGCTTATCACTACTATACAAAAGAGCAGTAATATAAATGGGACAACCTATTAAACAGCGCCTCCGTGTCCACCAAAATTGGTCTGGAGATATACCTCTCAAAAATCTTTGGGGAGTGCAGTTTCAGCCTAGGGAAAATACGCCCTCTATGACTGAGGTTGGTAATCGTATTCGCAAGGTGCTTGAGGAGTACCAACCAAAAGCTTATCAAGTGGTTCCAGATTTAATTGATAAATTTTCAGAAGGTGACGAAGGTTACTTATTGGCGCAGACTATTGCAATGCCTACTGAGAATGTTTCTATAAACACTACAGGTGTTGGTTCTGGAACTGGTGGGTTGATAGACGGGTATTACGCTGATAATAGAGGTACATATGGTAGTGGAAATCAAATTAGTATTAGCTTTTTGGAAACTAATATTGATGTTGTTGATTATTTTATCAAGCCATGGATTGTTGCAACTGCCTATAAAGGGTTAATTGAAGATGGTGTTGATGATATTAAATGTAATATTGTGGTAACACAATATACTCGAGCAGATAACCATTATGAGGATAAACCTGGGTCGTCGCAAAATGCTGCTACAAGAAATGAGACGAATATAGTTAATTACAAATTGCGTAAAGCTACCACCTTCTTTGATTGCTCGCCATATAATACTCAAGGTGGTGATCAAATGAGTTATAACGCTATTAGTTTATCTGACATAACTAAGACCGTGGGTTGGATATTTTCTCATTACAAGCTAAGTACTACAGGCTTGTACACATGAAGTTTGATATTGAAGTAAAGTTACCTAGTAGTAAAATAAAGAGAATCCAAGAACTTAGTAATAGAGACTATCTAACAATAGTTAAATATATTCAAAATGGTGATTACTATGGTCTCAATAAATTTTTCGAAAATACTATTATTGATACTGATTTAAATATTTTTGATAGGCTTTATTTACTACTTTATTACAGAATGACTTTTATCGATGGTGTTATTACCATCGACAAGGATAGTAGACAAGTAGATATTAACTTAGTATCGCTCCTTAATAAGCTAGAAGAAAATTATAGAGACTTTGAACTTATATTTACTGAAAAGGATATTGAAGTTACGCTTGATCTACCTACTATTTCATACTATAGAACAATAGATGAACTATTTATTTCAGCGATAAAGACGTTAAAGGTGAATAATAAATCTTTAAACTTTTACGAGTTACCCGCAGATGAACAATCGCAAATACTTGATAATCTTCCTATAGAGGTTTTTAATAAGATTAGAGCTTATATTGAATCTATATCAAATGATTTGCTCGATGTAACTGTTATTGCTGAGAATACAGCTGTAGGAGTTGAAAGATTTGGTATTAATATTATTAGTAACGGTCTTATTGAATTAATTGCAAATATTTTTACAACAGATTTAGGTCAATTTTACAAGCTGCTATACTATTTTCAAAATACTATTACACCTGGCTCAAATATATTTTTCGATCTATCACCAATTGAAACAAAAATTATATTGAATGAGCATAATAAGAGAATCGAAAAAGAAAATAAAGAGCTTAAGAAAAACCAACAGCAACAATAGTTGCATTTTAAAATCATATCATAAATAATGTCATGAACGCCGATGTAAAAACCTTCTTAGATGATCTTAAGCAAGTTAACAATACAAGCACAGTTTCTATTAAAGTGCCATCAACTTCAAAGAAGGCTACATTCAGAAAATTTAATGTAACTCAACAAAAGAAACTTCTCAAGTCTGCTTTTGATGGCGTGCAAGGATCAATAGAGAGTTTAAACATATTCAACAGCATTATTAGAGACAACTGCGAAGATGATGTAGATTTTTTGCTATGTGATAGGACTCCAATTTTACTTGAACTACGTAAAGCAACTTCAGGTAATACATTCTTAATCGATGAAAAGGATTATGATTTAAGTGAGCTTCCAGTATTTAATATTAAAAACGTTAATCTTACAACAACCTTAGAAGATAGTGGTATTAAAGCAACCTGTAAGGTACCAACTATTAATATCGATGCAAAAATCAATACAAAGATGATTGCAGAATTTGGTAAGCTTACACAAGAGCAGCAACAAAAGCAAAGTATCGAGCTTGTGTTAACTTATGAGATTGTTAAATTTGTTGAAGAGATTAAGCTTGGCGAAACAACTTTAAGCTTTAATAATCTCAGTGTTTATGAAAGAGTTAAAGTCATTAATGAACTTCCTTTATCGTTGAATAATTCTATTATCGATTATATATCAAGCATTAAAAAGGTTGAAGATGAATGCCTTACTTTTGATGATGGGGCTGTAGTAGATATTGATGCTGGATTCTTAGCTGCAGACTAATGCTCTAAGATTAAATATATTTGTGGCTGATGATATATCACAAATAATTGATGGCTTGAGAATTATTACTGCTCAGAAGTCAATGGATTCCGAGGTTTCTGGTACAGAAACTAAAGGTAAAAGGGGTGTAATTATCGATTCAAAGTCTGGTAATAAAAAGTCACGAGAAAAAGACAAAGATGTAAGTGCCACTCTTACATCAAATGAGACAACGAGGTACACTAAGATATTCGAAATCCTTCGTAATGTCATTAACCCTGATCCTGAAGCTGCAAGAACTGGAAATACAGCTAAAGATAAGGTTAAAGATATGTCTGCAACTACTCAAGCGGCTGCCGGCGCTAAGGAAGCAGAAGAAGGGCTACTTGGTAAGTTAGGCGCTCTCGGTGCTTTACTTGCTACGTTAGGTCCGTTACTATGGGGATTAATTAAGAAAAAGTTTTTCGAATATATGGGTAGGTTTCTCAAGTTTCTTAAAGGTGCTTTTGTAAAGCTTTTTAAGGGTATTGGCAGGTTATTGGCAAAGTTTGGGCGATTTTTATTTAACGGTGCTAAAAAAGCTGCTAAGGCTATTTGGAGAGGTCTTAAAAAAGTTGGTAGAAGATTGCTGAATTTTCTTAAGAATACGGCGAGTAAGGTAGGTGGTGCGATTAAAGGCATGTTTACCGGGCTATGGAATTCGAAATGGGCTACTTCTTTAAAGGGTGCAATTAGAAGTGCTTTTGAGGCAACAAAGGGGTTTTTGTCTAAGACTCTTAACTTTGTTAAAGGAGGTGCAAAATCACTAG